CTGAACCTGGCTGATTGGTTACACCTACATTTATAGTTTTGGTTAATGTAGTTTTTGCTTTATTCATTGCCGTTTCGGCTTCATCGCTGCTAAAGCCAAAAAATGCTTTTATACTTTTCCATGCATTTTTAAAAACATTTGCAACTTTATCCCACAGGTTTTGAAACCAGGCTACTATTTTATCCCAATTGCTGTATATTAAAACAACGGGGTTGTAATCCCAGAATATTTTTTTTATACCTGCCCAAACATTACTGAATATATTTTTTACGCCATCCCACAACCTGCCAAACCATGCAGAAATTGATGCCCAATGTTTGATGATAAGGCCATGCGGTGTATAGTTAAGAAACATTTTTTTTATCCACTGCCAGGTGGCATTAAAAATGGCTTTCACTTTATCCCACAGGCGGATAAAGAAGGCTTTAATTTTATCCCAATTTTTATAGATTATATAAGCTGCGGCAGCAATGGCAGCAATAACCAACAAGATTGGATTTGTAAGAAATAACTTGCCAACAAAACCAATAGTATTGCCTAAAAATTTGAATGAGAAACTAAGTATTTTTAATGCCGGGCTTAAGCCATTCATGCCGAAAGCAACCACTTTTGCTGCAGCACCTAGTGCTAAAAATGATACGGCAACTGCAGCTAAAATTTTTACTAACTGTGGATTTTTTTCAATCCATGCCTGCATTTTTGCAATGAGAGGGCCAATTTTAGCAAATAAGCGATTAAGCATTGGAACAAATATTTTACCAATAGCTGCCGCAGACATGTTAAAATTATCTTTTAAAGTACTTAGCTGCCCGTTGATACTTTTACTTTGTGCCTCAATACCACCACCAAACTTTTTTAATCCGATATTCTGCAGGTATCTTTCAATTTCTTTACTATTTTTCTTCACAGTTGTTTTTACACCCTGGAATAAAAAAGTAACTTTTTCGCCATTCTTTGTGGCTCTTATTCCAAATTCTTTTAATCGCTCAAACTCAAAGGTTGCAGCATCGGCTACAGCTTCAATCATCTGGCTTAAATCTTTACCCATACCACTGGCGGTATTACCATAAGCGGTTAAAGCCTTTTCACTAGGATCTAATCCCATATTTTTTAGCTTAATAAAGGCCGTCATTACTTCGCCCATTTCATAAGGCGTTTTTGCTGCAAACTTATTGATGGTACCAAAGGCAGCTTCGGCAGCTTTTTTATTACCCTGGAAAGCAGTGGTTAATGCTATCTGCATTTTTTCCTGATCAGCAGCCTGCTTAATTGCATAAGCAAAAGCACCAGTACCCACAGCACCAATCTTAAGCATACTATCACCCGCCTTACTAAATTTTTCGCTTGTTTTTTTAAGCGATTTTAATTTACGCTCAGCCTTATCTACAGCGCTATTAACTACCGTGCTCATTTTATCATAAGCACTTAGCATTACCGCTATTTTAAAAGACTTATCCACTATTCAGTTTTATTAAGTTCATTGTGAATTGTTACAGCTTCATTATACCAATACAAAATATCATCGCTGTACCACTCCTCAATTTCAAATGGAGATTTACTAAACCAATTCCCCAGGAAGGCGATCTGTCCCGGGGTTACATAAAATTTAAGTCTGTAGCCATAGATTGAAGCTTAACAAGATCATCATACCACAAAGCATCTAAATCTTCAATAACAAAGCCCTGACCATTAATTTTGGTACAAACTACTATCAGTGCATCTTTGCAGCTTTCACCCTTATTTTTCGCATCGCCTACAATTCTGTTTATTATGTGCCTGTCTTTACCTTTTAACCGATGACATACAGCTTCACGGCCATCGCTAAAAGTGCAACGTTTTGAAACACTCCCGTTATCATAACGATATGTTTCAATACCCATTGACTTATCCGCCTTATCATTAAAATACCATGCGTTTTTTTGTTCGGGGTAAATTTCATTTTCCGGATCCGTTGATGCAGGTGCTGCAGCATGTTCGGTAGCGACTGGCGATGTTACTGAAACCAGGCTACCGGGCTCGTTGGCTGCAGGTTGATTGTTGCTTTCTGTTGACATTTGTTGTTGGTTTTCTGTTTGAAAAAAATACCCATTATTGTTTGATGTCAATAATGGGCATGATATATATTTCGGGAACTATTAGCCGCCTATATTAGCCCTATATTGCTGCATGATATCCACGCCATCTACTTTGTAGATATTGTTCATTACATCTACTTCAAAAACTTCCACGCCATCAATTTCCATTTTGCAATGGGTAATGGTAAGGTTACTTTCGGCATCTACATTATCCTGAGGTTTAAAATTACCGGTAGGGAAACCCTTGCTTTGGCCGGTGGCATAAATAATAACAGGCACATCGGCGGTTTTATCGCCACCCTGCCAAACTTCCTGGTTGGCACGTATCATTATTTTCACTTCCTTCCATGGGTTAAGCATAACTTTCGCCACATCAGCGTAAAAAGCATTCCATTTTATACGCATTTCCATTTTATCCAGCCCGCTGGGAAGTTCAAAACTACCAACCATACCCAGGGCTTTATACTCACTCATTTTTGCCATTACTTTAGGCGCATCTACCTCTGCAGCCTGCCCTAAAAGGCTATTGCCATTAACATACACATTTGCATTTACTATTTGATTAACATTTACTGACATTTGAGTTTGGAAGTTTAGAAGTTTAAAAGTTTAGTTTTATGCCAGGTTCTTCAGCAGGTTTATATCAATAAAGCTGCGTATGGTAATGCGTTCGGCTGGCGGTGGCGGCATCATTACCAGGTCGAAGGTTAGGCGGCCTGCTGCAATTTCAACCGGCGTATTTACATCTGCCGGGTACTCAACACGGCTACCCTGTATTAAAGCGCCACGGCCAATAAGGGTGCGTATAAATCCGTTACCTGTTTCACGTATGGCATCAATAAGGGCTTGCGTAATTGGCCTGTCTATAAACTGCGCTACGGCAAGTTCCAGGCTTTCGTGTATAACATCTGCAGTACGCCTAATGCTGATAAAATTGCGTGGCTCGGTAACTGTAGGGAAGGCTGCAGAACGGTTACCATAAGTGCGTATACCGGTACCAAATGTGTTTAAAATGCTGGTAATACCCACTTCGTTAAGGGCATTTACATCGCCGCTGGCATCGTTGTAGCCGCCGGTTATTACCCTTTCGGATCCTACAATACCTTTGATCTCTTTATTAGATGGGCTCCACCAGTAACCGTTTTCAATATCGTTATTGCTGATAACGCCGGCCATAAAATTGCTATACGGGTAATCAACATTGGTATTGCTGTACGGATCGTATGCCTTTAGGTAAGGATAAAGCAGGTAAGCACGATCACTGCTGGTATTAAAATTGATGGTGCCGGCTATACCACGGCCGGAAATGGCACCTGCAATGGTGGTAGCGGCAGGCGCATCTAACAGGGCAATAGCTTTAAGGGCGCTTGCCTGGGCAAGTAACTCAACCGCTACAGCATTTACACTGCTGTAATCGGGTGCAATTAATATTTTTGGTACAAAACCAAACAGGGTTTTAATTTTTGTGAGGGCTTTGCAACCGGTACGGGTATCGGTACCGGTATCTATACTACCAATAATAGCAGCAGCATCTACTGCAGCGGCATTCAGTTTTTTGTACGTGAATTTAAACACGTGGCCATTATCGGCATTGTTTGTAAGAGAAACAAAGTTGCCAAATTCATCCAGCGTGTAATCAACACCCTTTACAATAGTGGCTGCGGTGCTACCATTACTTTCTTCGATAGTAACGGCACCAATTGGCGGGTAAGCCAGTTTAAGCTTACCGTTGGTAACAGTTTGCGGCTCATCAGTAATCTGGCTGGTATGTGATGAACTGCTGAAAACATTAATTACAACTACGTTGGCAGGGCCTTGTGCAAAAATAGCATCTAAGGCACGTGGAATATTAAAGCCAGGCACCAGTTTACCAAACTGGGCAGCATCATTTACGCCACGTACCCATATTGGGGTTTGTACCGGGCCTTGTGGTGCAATACCAATAAGGCCAATAACATTGCTTTTAACCACGGTTACGGGTACAGGGCCCTGTGTAATGGTAATGGTTTCGGTACCGTGTAAAT